CCATTTGATCTAGAGAAATTTAATCTAGTAACTAAAGGTGGACTACCTAATAAAACACTCAATATTGCCCTTGCTGGTACTGGTGTTGGTAAGTCTTTGTTCATGTGTCACATGGCAAGTGCTTGTCTCTCACAAGGAAAGAATGTATTGTACATTACCATGGAGATGGCAGAAGAAAAGATTGCTGAAAGGATAGATGCTAACCTATTGAACGTAAATATTAAGGATATTGGTGCTATTCCAGAACAACTCTTTGCTACTAGAGTAGGAGAGATAGGTAGGAAGACACAAGGTAAACTTATCATTAAAGAATACCCTACTGCTAGTGCCCATGTAGGTCATTTCAAGGGTCTTTTGTCTGATCTAGCACTTAAGAAAGACTTCAAACCAGATATTATCTTCATCGATTACTTAAACATATGTGCTAGTGCTAGGTATAGAGGAGCTATCGTTAACTCATACACATATGTTAAAGGTATAGCAGAAGAGTTACGTGGTCTAGCAGTAGAACAGGATCTTCCTATAGTATCTGCTACACAGACTACTAGATCAGGGTTTGGTAGTAGTGATCCTAGTCTAGAAGATACATCTGAATCATTTGGTTTACCTGCTACTGCTGACTTTATGTTTGCTTTAGTTAGTACAGAAGAGTTAGAACAATCTGGTAGAATTATGGTTAAACAATTGAAGAATAGATATAATGATCCTACATTTTTTAAAAGATTTACAGTAGGTATTGACAGAGCAAAGATGAAGCTGTATAATGTTGAGGACTCCGAAGTAACAGACGAAGTTAAGGAAGAGTTCAAACCAATAGAACCAGTGGTTAATAAATCTAAATTCACATCATTCGTAATATAACATGACAGTAAATTTCAAGAAGTATGAAGAATTCGTTTCAGCAGTTACTTCAGAAGCTTCAACTAACTTTGTTGACTTCGCTGATCGTATTGGCGAGTTGGATCGTGAGGGTGCCAATATTGAACGTCTTCTCACTTCTGGTGTTGGCCTTGCTGCTGAATCTGGTGAATTCCTTGAGATCGTTAAAAAAATGGTCTTCCAAGGTAAGCCTTGGAACAACGATAACAGAGAACATCTTATTATTGAGTTGGGTGACGTTCTCTGGTACGTAGCACAAGCATGTATGGCATTGGAAGTAGATTTCGATGAGGTAGTGGAAACTAATGTTAAGAAATTAGAGAAACGTTATCCTGGTGGAGAGTTTAATATACACTTTAGTGAGTGCAGACAAGTAGGAGACAGATGATTAATCTTGATGAAAAATTTCATAGTTATCTAGAGAAAGGTGGTAAGTGCTTCCGAATTGATGGAGTAAATGAACCATTGAAATCTTATGGTTATCAATGTGATGGTAATGACATAGTAGGATACTATGTTACTACTACCAATTATAAATTGTTCTATAATTTGAATGAACAGTTCCTTAAGATGGAGGCACTAAATGAATCTTCCGATTGATGAGAAAGAATTAGATATTATCATAACACAATTATGGAAGTCACGGAAGAATACAGGTGAACCATTGGTAGAACCATTGTATCAAAAACTCTTGTTGATACAAAAAGAGCAATAAATACAAGGGATACCCCTTTTATTACATGGCAAAAGTACCAACAGTAGAAAAGAATATTACTTTGTCTGGTATATACTATAAATCTGTTATGGATATAATGGATTGTCTTGGTGATGAAGGATATAATTTTTATGATTCTCAATTTGAAGCTGTAAAAGATCCATCAGGAGCAAAATTCAGAAACAATTCAATATTTTTTAAGATAAGGGTTGAAGTTCCTGGAAATTATAGAAATAGAGCAGCACTTTATATTAAACAATCGATTGAAAAGAAAGAAAAATCGTGGAATTGGGATACAAATTATGAAGTAGAATTAGGTGGTGTTAATAAAGATAAACTTAACCAGATAAGTGTTCCTGTTAATCCAACAGAACTAGATACAAAAAAAATTAATGATATTTCCAAAGCTGGTCTTATAAGGATAGATATTAAACCTGTAAATGGTGGTGGTAGTGGTGGTGGTGCAGAGGAGACTGCTATTAATGAATGTAATCAAGCATTAATAGCATCATATGTTTTCAATAGAACGGGAGGGAAACTTACAGAAGGTCAAGATCTTGGTCATGAGTTTCTGGAGGAATATTATAAGAAACATTGTCATTTAGATGTTTCATTTAAAATACTTTCTGATTTTGGGTTGGATCCATCATGGAAAAATTCTCATATTAAGGGTGCTAATTTTTTGTATGAAAAGTATCATACGCATAATCCACAAAAGAAGTATAAGTTTTTTAGAGGATCTGGATTTGATGATGGTGAAATAAAATCTGCCTATACTAGATGTAAAAGGAACATGGGTAATGGGAAAGATGGAAAACCATCTACAACAAGATTTTCTTCTGAAGATAAGTGGAATCCTGCTGATATATGGATAGCTTCTGAAAACTATATCAAAAACGGAGTGAAAGAGTTAGATAAGTGTACAAATATAGATGAATTGAATCATCATATTTTATCATACTATACAAGTAATGATTTGATTGGTGTCTCATTAAAGAAGATAGAGAGTAGCGTACATTGGGATGTGAGAAATGTAGAAGATTTTAATCGAGATCCTATTGCAAAGGTTGCGGATTATAAGTTTGTAGAAAAGCAAGGACAAGGTGGTTATGATCTCCAGTTCTATAGTTCCGATAAGAAAAGTCATTGGCCTATGGATCTTTACATTTATTATGGTCCTAAAGAGTATAATAAATTCCAAGCAAGAAACTTTGGTAGTAGTTCTAAAGGTTCATGGCAGATAGAATTGAAGGGATCAGGTGCAGCACAGGGTAAAATAGGTGGAGGAGTAGTTGCCCAGTTATTAAGGGACTCTGGTGAGAATTATTCTGGTCTTACTAATCTAGATAATAAAGCAATGTGGTCTAGATGTAATGAGAATCATCAGAGTGATAAAACGAGAAGTGATGTAAATCATGACATTGAAGTTCTTCTAACAAAATATAAAGCGAAGGATGACAGAAAGGGTAAATTGACATGCAATGATATTGCAAGTGATCTAGCAAATAGAGGAACTGCATATAGATATTCTAAATTATTAGGTTTGATGTTGCTTGATTGTATTGCAACATCAAAGGATAGCGATGGGTTAATGAGAAGACTTTACATATATGCTTCATCCCAGAGTGATAAGTCTGGTCCACATGTTAAGATGGAATAATGGCAAATCTTAAACACTTAAAACATTTAGAACACCTAGAAGATGAGATGCTTAACTATGGTGTGGAGGGGTGTGAAAAAATAGTAATGGATTTAGTGGAAGCAAGGAAGATGCTTGGCAATTCTAACGTAGGATATATGCAGACCAAATGGGATGGTGCTCCTGCTATTGTGTGTGGTATTCATCCAAGGAGTAATCTATTTTTTGTTGGAACCAAGTCTGTATTTAATAAAACTGAACCATTAATATGTTGTAGTGAAGGTGCTTGTGATAGGATGTATCCACCTCCTGTTGCAAAAAAGTTAAAGGAGTGTTTAAAATATCTTCCAGAGTTAGGAATAAAGGGTGTAGTACAAGGTGATCTTATGTTTGCACCTGGTGATGTTTCAGATTTCACAGATGCTAATGGTAAGAAATCACATAAATTTGGGTTGAATACTATTACATATAGTATTCCAAAGGATCATCCTTTAGGTAAGGAGGTTAGTAATTCAAAGATTGGAATAGTATTTCATACACATTATAATAATAAACAACCTTCACACCTAGCAGATTTGCAGGCTATAGCAGGTGCTGGAGAGAACTTAAAGTCATCACAAAATGTTATGGTTATTGATAATGATACACCGTATCATAATGTTGGTCTGACAAAACAAGAAGCAAAAGAATTTGATAAGACTGTTGCTAGTATAAAGAAAGAGTGTGGTTTTTGTGGTGATTTTTTAGATGAACTTGTACTTAAAGGAGGTGGTCAGGGTAATCCAAAAGGAGAAGACAAGTATCATATTGCTCCTTATCTTAAGAAGTATTTTAACCATGAGATATCTAAAGATAAAGTAACTACAAGGGTTGATGATACTATGCAGGGACTGTTGAATTTTTATTATCATGCTATGGAGAAAGATATAGTTAGTAAGAAACAACCAGCAACTGTCTCTCAAAAGTTACAGTTAATTAAGTCTAGTTTAGAATACTTGATGAACAATGAGGCAAAGTTTAAGTCATTGATAGAACTTTATAGATTAATTCAAAATTTAAAGCAGCAGATTATAGACAAGTTAGATCATCTAGAAACCTTTGGTACTTATGTTCTTAAAGATAATGCTTATAAAGTTACTACACCAGAGGGATATGTTTTACATAGAGAAGGAAGTATGGTAAAATTAGTGAACCGTTTAGAGTTCTCTAAAAATAATTTCTTGGGTGGATCATTCCAAGTCAAGAAAGCAAAACCATTACCTTTAGTCTATGCAACTTATTCTGGATATCCAGGTAAGAAATGTGTAGTATCATTTGGTAGGTTCCAACCACCTACTAAAGGTCATCTTGCTAACCTTGATGAGTGTAAAGCACTTGCAAAGCAATGGGGTGCTGATGATTACAGACTTTTTATTTCCCAGAAACATCAGTCAGATGCTAATTATAAAGATAAGCAGGGTACTGATCCTTTACCACCAGATAGAAAATTATTTTGGATGAATAAAATGTTTGGACAAAAACATCCAGGCAAAATTGTTTCAGGTCATAGAGAAATCAAACATAACTTGGCAGATTTAATGATGGATGGTTTCAGACACATTATATTTTTGGCAGGTGATGAAGATAAAAAGAAATGGGATAGATATTTACCACGATATAATGGTACCCCACCATGGGACTATACTTTCTTTACATTTGAAATCAGATCTTCTGGTGAGAGGAGTAAAGCAGTATCTGGTACAAAGCAGAGAATTGCTGCAGTTAATGCAGTTATGACTCCAAAACCGAATAAACATTATGCTAACTTTAAAGCTAATATAGGTAGTATGTTAAATAAAAATGAGCTAGATTCATTCATAGTAGAATTGCAAAAATTTATACCAGTAGGTTACGACGGAAAATGATTATGAACATTATTAATAAATTATTACCAAAAAAAATTGTAGAGACAAATCTTAAACGTCTGTCTAGATTTTTAGATCTATCACAAGATCCTTATGTTCCTGTAGAACCAGAGAAAAAACCAATTCCACACGACCATTGGTTTGATGATGTCCCAAGACCTGAAGAGGAGATAGCAGATAACTATCAATCAAGACATGAGTACACTCCTGACTTTGAGAAGACTGCAGAGGAGGTAGTGACTATGCATGAGAAAATGTATAGAATTGCTACAGCAAAGTACAATCCATTTTCAATAGGTGGATCCGAGCAACTAGGTGGATCAGAAGAATGGCACGATTCAAAACCAGGTTAGTATGAAAAATTTTAAAAGAATAAGAGAACAAGCACTTCGTCAGCAGGTTAGACAGACTGAAGTCTTCTCGGAAGGTGATCGTATCATGAGTTCTGTTACAGGTGACAAAGGAGTAATCAAACGTAAAGGTGGTAACTATGTCATTGCTATTTCAGAGCATGGAGACATGTTTCGTGCATGGATAAAGGATATTAGACTTATCAATTACCATGAGAGTATAAATAAAGACAGAAAAAGTACTATCTTCACACATGGAAAGGCAAAAACCAGTCAACA